TTGCCGCCCGACTTGCTTATCGATTCGTTCTTTACTTATCATGATACTCTTCTCTCAATTGCTTCCTGACTTGATCATCGACTTGCCACCCGACTTGCTGCAAAACTGGCTCCCCGAGTTGCCACCAGCATTCCCCTTCGACGTGCCAATGAACTTGCTGCTCAATTTGCCGCCCGGATTGCCACTCAACTTGCCGCCAGATTTGCTGCTCGATTCGTTCTTCACTCATCATAATCATTTTCTAGCTGATCCCATGCTTGCATCCAGACACGTTGTCTGGCTTGCCACCAAACTTGCCGCCAGACTTGCTGCCTGACTTGCTGCCTGACTCGATCCTCGACTTGCTGTCTTATTTTCCAATCTATTGGCCAATCAACGTGTCGCAAGAATTGCCACGCGACTTGCCTCTTGGCTTGTTTATCAACGTGCCACCAGACTTGGTCCCTAGTTTGTTCTCCAAGCATCTTATTTTTCATTCTCTCTCAGACACACATTCATCAAGATACGCGTACACATAAATACCATACACCAAACCGACTCAAACGTCAAGGAGAGGCTACATGAGCATCATAGACAAATACGCAGATTTCATCAGGGAACAGAAAAAAGAAGGCGGAATGGGCTTTAAAAAACCAGTCGAAGAATCTGCATTTTTCAGTGATAGACAAAACGAGGTTGCTAAACGAACACTAGCAAATATTGCTGCTGCAAAGTTTGTTGTGCATAAGACTGATCCCGGTGAACATAAAAACCACCCAGATTGGGATAGAATGGTTGATTTCTACAAAAAGAACAAAAAACATGCTAAAGAAATGGCAACTAAATGATGCTGTTTGAAGAATATAAGCAATGGCTCAAAGAGAACAGGTTACCATCCACTAATTCAGAAGATGGTAACCCGATTGATGATTTCGTGAAAAGTGTTTTCAAAGATAAAAGAAAAGATAAAGTAAAGCGTATGCTGATGAGACGACCAGAGTTGCCTTCAGACGCAAAAACAGCAATGCCAATAGTCGCACGAAAAGCGACAAACATCGGTTTAAGGTGAAATGAGTTACAAAACAAAAATACGCAACTATTCAATCACCAAAGGTGCTAATCTGATTTTCACCGTTGATACCACTTTTTCCAATGGTGCTGTTCGAGACATTTCTTCTGGATATACACTCACTGCCAAGTTGCAAAAGCACGATGAATCCAACACCACAATTAATGCCACGGCAACTGGCGTAGCCAATGGCTTGCTGACGTTCTCCCTTGATGCTGCAACCACGACAACGATGAAAGCTGATCGGTACATATATACCGTAACTCTTAACGAAACATCATCGAACACCACAACAGTTGCTCAAAAGGGCATTATAACTGTTCAGGGTTCGGCAATAGTTTAAGGAGACTGTAATGTCATTATTGAACGAGTATAAACAATGGCTCAACGAAACATCTAAAGTTTCAGATCAAGATTTTGTTAAAACATATCAAAGCCATTTCGGAAACGCATATGATCCTGATGCTGATAATTTCGATGAAGCAAGAGAACATGCTACCAAACACACAATGGAATCTCATGGATTGAACAAAAAGGAGTTTGATTCCCAGATGAAAAAAATTGTGACTCGTTTGGAAAGCGGCGATAATCTAAACGAAGGCGAGCATTGGGACAAAGTACGTCGCTCTAACACAACAGAAATTCAAAACGCACAACAGTATGCTCAACAAATGGTTCAAGATCATGGAGATGACGAAACTGTGCAAAAACTCGCTGCCGTTATATTGAAACTCAATCCAAACAACAAAGAGCATCAAGATCAAATTCTCGATGCTGCAAAACAGCTTGATGATTATGTTGCACAACAGGTTGGTCATGAACCCACCAAAGAGAAAAAATAATGCTTCGCTTTACTGAATGGGTGCAACTGCAAGAACGTAAAAAGGCACACTATTCCAAGGATGCTCATGATGCTGAAAATTATCCACAAGTTGGGCAGGAATACGAGACGCTGCGCAACTTGTCGAAACCAACACTGAAACGCATTGCTGCCAATCGTGGTGTAGACAACACCGAGGGCACGTCGAAGATGGTTTCCGACATTCTGAAAAGGGAATATGGGACAGATAAGGTTGGTGGTTTTTATGACAAGACAAAGGACACTTCATATAAAGTGAAGGCTCGCAAGAAAGCAAAAGAATCTGGAAAACAATCATATCGAAAAGATAACAACAATGACGAAGATATTTGAAGAATACAAGACATGGTTATCGGAAACATCATTTTCTGATCCCCTTTCTGCACCAGACACTAGTGCTGGGATGATAAAAAGTCGCGTTAGACCAAAGGCAGATTTAAGCATTTCTCCACGAAACAAAAATAGCGATTCCACAGATGGTGTTCCTTACGATAAGGGAGAACGAAATAACACGGAAAAGAATAATCTTCGGAAGCTTGGAAAAACATCCACAGATCGTGTCTTGAACAAAATTGAACGAGATTCTAATAGGTTGTATTCAAAGTGACCAATATTATTGAACTGAAAAACACGGCACACTTTGCACGAAAGATACTTGGCGACGAAGCAGAACGCCGAGGTATGGCTAATCATGTTCAAGCAAAAATACGTCGCATGACTAAATACGATTTACAACTGCTTGCTCTAAAAATGCAGTATCTTACCGGGAGAAACTAAATGTCTGAATTCGGCACTGCACTCGATGAAACGCCAAGTGATGTAAATTTTCTGTCGCCGCTTGTCTACAAACTACAGATCAAAAAAACACCGAATTTGAACTTCTTCGTGCAAAACGTCAATTTGCCTGGAATACATTTGCAACCAACAGAAGGACAACCCAACCCATTTGTCAAAATTCCTTATTGGGGCGATCACATCGAATATGATGACATCACTATAAACTTCAAAGTGCAGGAAAGCATGGCAGACTGGCTCGAAATTCACAATTGGATTCGATCAATGGGTTTTCCTAAAGAATACAGCGAATACAGAGCTTTAAGTGGTGTTGCGCCTGGATTGGGCACTGGTCTGACATCAGACATTTCACTTGTCATTTGCAACTCGAACAGAAACCCGATTCTCAATGTTATCTTTCAAGATGCTTTTCCAACTTCGTTGTCATCAACGATATTTGATCAAGCACAGGCAGACGTTCAATACGTAACAGCAGCAGCGACGTTCAAATACACCAAGTATGAAGTGGAGACAATTTAATGTCTGATTATCACACACAAGCAGAGTATCTGTTAAACAGAGGTTATGTTACTGGCATTGATGTTCACAAACTGGCAGAAAAATTGTCTGAATCTGCCAAAAAACCAGTTCCTCTAAACTGTAATACAAGAGAAACTGTTTATGGAGAAGATTCGCTTGAACTAATAGAGAAGCTTCGCACAGAAGCAGATCAAATGGCCGATAAAGGCGACATCAAATAGAATCAAGGTAAGACTTTATGGCATCGCCCTACTTTCAAAATCTTCCATTGCTGTCATATGCAAACACTCTGGTACGCGATATTTCACGTCGAACTGTGGTCAACTTGAAATCCACAGGGCTTGACGTGAACTTTTATCCATATGAAATCACCGACAATATTCGAACAGATCAGTTGGCAGAATACTATTACAATGATGCGTATTTGGAATGGATGGCACTTTTGTCAAACGATATCATCGATCCATACTATGGCTGGTACATGGATGACGCCACCTTCAATAAGCTCATTGTTGATAAGTATGGTGATGTTGTTACCGCACAGAAATACATCAAACATTACATCAACAATTGGGCAGATGATGAGACTGAATTGTCGGTTGCATACTACAACAATACCATTGATGATACTCTGAAAAAATATTGGAAGCCTGTTTACATCCGACCAACAGAAATTTCTCATTATGTCAGGCGTGAAGATGACATTGTTCGAAACACCAATCAAATCATACAGTACACAATTTCATCCAACAACGACACGATAGCATTGCAACCGAACGAACTGGTTGACATTAAGTATACTGGCGACACAGATGCGCATGCAAATGGTCAGGTTGTCACTTCGAACAGCACCATGGTTCGCGTCATGAACGTCAGCGGCAACACGTTTGCCAACGCTTCTATTGTGGTCGATTTGATTGGAATAACCAGCGGTGCCAACGTTTCAGCAAATGATGTTGTGACGCTATTTGAGAACATCTCCAACACCGAATTTGCTTATTACAGCCCTGTCAGTTTCTATGATTGGGAATTGGAACAGCGCGAGAAGACGAAAAACATCAATCTGGTCAGTGATGCTGCTATAGATAGCGTTGTAAATCAATTCGAGAGATTGATGAATTTCGACTTGGACGCGAACACAGGACTATCGACAGGATAGCCAGATTATGTGTTTTTGCAGAACCAAATGGCGGCTGCGACAACATCAGCAGGATCACGCGATCCTGTCAAAAAACGATCCTTTGCCAGCACCATTTGTTGCCAATTGGCTGTATAAGAACCATCTCTCTGCATTTCAAAAATCTTGATGTCTGGTGCAATTTCGCCTTCTTTGGGAAGGCGAGTAGGATCGAAAATAGCCAGCGGGGCTTTGTTTTTTTCCATATCTTATTGTCCTTTCATTACAACCACTTTGGAATTCCATGCTCATGCATGAAATCATATTCAGTTTCTGCGATTTTGATTTCCGTTTCGTCATTCGACGAATAATAGTCTGATGTTGCTGAATGCAACAGCGAGACTGCTTCACGGTAGTTTAGCGGAGTTGCCGTGCGTTTGGTGATAACGTTTTCTCCATCCGCGTTTCTGTACTTCACCGTAATTTCCAATTCATACATATCGGTTTGCCTTTTCATGTATTTGTCCACCACAGGTACGCAAATTCTTACACCCATAAACCAAAAAAGTCAAGGGGTTTTTGGCCCCTTGACTTCTATTTACGTGTTGTATGAATGGCTTATGGGTTAAGGCCCATCTTACCATCACCACCGATAACTTCTTCCGGCGAACTCTCAGGCATGTCAAGCGGAACCGCGTTGGCACGCACGAAGTTGTTAAGGAAGGCATCGATCTTGTCAACCACTGCATTGAAACGATCATAATCGAATTTTTGCAGTCGTGACGAATATCGAGCAGATTGGCTATTCACCAATTCTACCGCAGATGCTCGGAACAGTCGCATAATCACGTTAAGCGATTCGTTCTCGACATTCACTTCTTCAGGAAATGCTTCAAGCTGATATGGACGCGGATGCGTCTCTGGCAAGTCAAGAAGCGGCGAATCCTGAATCCAGGCGAGTGCTTGACGCAACGTGCCCAGATACGATTCCAGTCGGGTTTGATCCGCAGCAATCATGCCAGAAACCGGCGCAGACTGCGAACGAGCCATTTCCTGGTGGAAACGACGAAGCATGTCATACAACCACAGAACATCGTGGTTAAAGACATCAGATGGAAAACTCTCAGACATAATTTTCTCCTATGGTTAGCTAACACAATGAAATGGAAGAGAAGCCACTTCCTCCAATGCTATTTAGGAACCACAGAATTTTACCAATTGATTGCAAAAAGGGGAACCGAAGCCCCCCCAATTGAAAAATTAGCCAAGTTCTTCCATTAGCTTATCCAAATCAACATCTTCATCATCATCATCGTCAGAAACAGTTGACTTTGATTCTGGCTCATCAAAATCCTTTTTCTTGGACTTTTTCGGTTCAGAACTATGCTCAACATCGGATTCAAAGCCCATGACTTTGTTCAAACGGCTTTGCAATTCTTCATAGCTCTTGAATTGATCAGGCTGGACGAATTCTTTGACATCATACGTCATCTCATAGATTTCTCGAATGTCTTCGTCATCATCCTCAATCGGTGCAGGAGCATCGAATTTTGACAGATCGTAATTGCGATATCCATCAACCTTTCGAATAAGCAACCGGAACGGCGCACCTTCCCACATGTTAAATGGATCGATTGCATTGGTTGGATTGTATGCGGAGTTTGGAGTATTGTCATCGAGCAAACGCGGATTGCCTTCTTCATCAAAAGGCGGATTCAATGCCTGATCGATCTTCTCGAAAATCTTCTTGCCAAACTTGAACAGAAAGACGTTGCCATTATTGGCTGGATTGCTTGGGTCTTTAATAACCAGGATGTTTGCAATGAAACTCAATTTGCGTTTTTGTTTGCGTGCCTGATCCTCATTACCAGCATTCCAAAGTTTAGTGTTGTAATCGCCACAGGGGTCTTTTTCACCTATGGTTGTTCGTGAGTTTTCTATGTACCACAATCCAGTTGGTCCCTGAAATCCGTGTGACCAAATTTTCTCGAATGGTGTATCGCTTTTACACGATGGTAGAAAACGAATGACGGCACCGCCATTGCCCATTTTATCGACAGTTGGTTGCCAAAAGCGATCATCCTTGTAATCGTCTTTTCCCTTTTTGCCGGGATTCGTCAGTTCTTCAAGCTGCTTGTGTAGAGCATCCAATGTTGCAGACTTGTTTGATTTAAGTTTTTCAAAGTCCATTTGTCATAATCCTTTTCTCGTATTACGCTATATTTTTGTTCCTTACGGAACGACGGAATATTTATATGTGTATTTTCGTTGAAAATCAATGACCTAACCAATTATTTATCTTCCCAAATATCAAATAATACAGCCACGCCAGTAAAACCAGCGTGACTGAAAGCGGCCAAACCGCAGACATCGTTAGGGCGAATATCAAATGGTTAAAAAACGACACTTCTCGTGCGTGATAAACAGAATACACGTAAGAAACGCCAAACATAATGATGGTCATCATGACCACCGATATCGCATAATAAAACAGTAGTTCCATATCAAGCCTCTATTTTAATGATGTCACTAGCATCTAAATTGATGTAATTACTCACAACATACGAATTCGTCGCACCATTGGATTTAGTAACCGTCACCACAATTTTCTTTGCATTTCGTGGAACCTCAAACGAAACTGTTTTCTTTTCTACTTTTGGTCTTTCAATCACGACTGGCTTTTCTTCTGTTTTTTTCTCAGTCTTGAACCATCCTTTGACACGATCAACAATGCCAGACTTAACTTCTTTGACTGTCAAGGCTTTGGATTTGACTTCTTCCTCAATATCCTTTTCGAGTTGTTCAACGTCAGCATCAAGTTTTTTTGCTGCTCGCACCAACGCTTCCTTTTCGCGATCAATTTTGTCGTAAACATTCCATGGCCAAGGTTTTTCGTTATCTACCATTTGGTCCTCCTATATGAGTATCGCACCACACCCTTTCCCATCGCACTTGCATAAATGGCCATATCGCAGTGCCAGCGCCCGTAATACTAGGCTTGACGCCTTTAATGGCGAGGATCGGTAAAACCCTAGCTATCTCCACGTCTTACCGCCGCTTCATCGATAACTGGTGTGGTGCGAATTCTTATTCGTATTCGAATTCAGTTTTATTGTCTGCCTTCAAGTAATTCAATTTCTTTGCGTCTTTACGAACTAACTCTTTTAGTCGCTGATGTTTGGTTATCATGTCACCAACATCATCATAATCTACGTCATATATATTCGCTATCTCAATACAAGCATCGATGTAATCAATACCATGTGTTTCTACCATGGCGATAATTTCATTGCCTATTTTCTCAATCAACTCAAAGCTCGTGTCTTGTATTACAGTATCGCCTTTATCCATGAATTATTCCATTCTCCAAAAGATATTTTCTATTTTCGTGGTGTTTTTCTTTCAATTCGTCTCTTGAACTTTGACCATCATACGAAACGGCGAATTTATTGTCAACAAGGTATCGATTTAAATTAAAGCGATGCGATCCTGTTATATCTTCTACCAAAAACTCACCCAAGATTCTACCAAATTTGCCTTTTTGCGACAATACAGAAACCATTTGCTGTTTTGAATCTATTGGTAGATATTTTGCGACTTCTGCTTTGGTCAACAATCCGAATTTCTTTTCTACCAAATCAGAAGTTCGAGATTCCGGCGCATCAATGCCATATAGACGAATGTTTTGATTCAACAGCCACATATCGAAACCCAAATCGATATCAACTTTTACTGTGTCGCCGTCGATTACTTCTCGAATAGTAACGTTATAGATGTACATAAAATACCCCCTGAATTTGCTTTCAGAGGGTATTTAGGTTTTTCTACAGTCAGTTCGTGTTAGTTGAACAGACCTTTGAGAATGTCGATGATGCCGAATGTCCATTCAGCAAGGAATGCGATAGCGGCTGTTGCCCAAACTTTGAAATCGGCAACCCACTCTTTAACTTTGTCGAACATTGATGTCTCCCTTAAGTTGAAATGTGATGCCGTCTTGGCATCGTGTGTCCATGTACACTTTCTATTTATAGAAGCGCACATTTTGCGTAATTGGTTGCGGAGGTGGGATTCGAACCCACAACCTCTGGATTATGAGACCAGCGAGCTAACCAGATTGCTCTACTCCGCATTAATAATCGTAATCTTCAATATCGGTTGACCAGTAACCTAGTTGTTCAAATTTTTCAAAGTTATCATCCTGATCCTGAATAATTTCAGGAATTTCACCATCTTTAACGTGTCTAGAAACAAGCCATTGTTTGCTTTTTACACTAGATGTGGATTTTTGATTCCTATATTGTTCAAAGCTGATTGGAATCAATTTCCCGTCTGCATTTTCTTGTACATAATAACCTTTCGATTCATATCTATATGTTGGTCTCCAACGAAAAACATGAATTTCGCCAGTGTCGGTGTCAATAACTTCGAGGTTTTGATTTTCGTATCGTTCGCCTCGAATATCCTTCGCAGTTTCCAAAGAAGAAGCGAATCCCTCGAAGCTGCTTTGAATACCATGGCAATAATAATCATCATACCTAAAGACCATGAAACGCATATTATTATTCCTTCACGTGTTTGAGCAGCGTTTTGACAGCAATTTCAAGTTTGGCTCCATCAAAAACTCTGATGGAGTTGTCAAGATTGCGCTGTACTCGTCTTGCTTCTTCAAGACTGATTTCGTTGTTTCTTCGTTTAGCGGCCAATTTTTGGAATTGCAATGAACGCTCTTTTTGACTTTCAAGATATGCAAACCAACGCTCACATTCAGCTTTCGCTTCTTTCAGATTCATCATATCGATCCTCTATTAAACTGGCTCTACCTCTTGGAATCGAACCAAGCTCACAAGCATTAACAGTGCTGCCGCACACCTTGTGCGTTAGGTAGAAAATGGTGGTTTTTCTGTTGCCAGGGAAACCACCAAACCCCGCTTAGCTATGCAGCCAAAGCAATAGGTGCATTATCGTTTGCATCTAGTTGTGAGCCGCGATAACGGTGCTTGCCATACCGACCAACATCGACTATACTCTATCCACATCCATCGATCCTACGCGCCCCCCAGAAACTCACATAATCGAAACTATATGAGCTTTTGGTGGAGGCGAGGATGAGTCGCACATCCTGTCTGGTCTGCTTCAACAGCAGTCTCAAGCGTCAGTGTTCTATTTATATACCAGGAGATTTCAGATGTCAAGTACCATGCCAATGAAATGTTACGAATGTCAAAAAGAATTTAGTCTAAAGACTAAGGAATTCAGAAGAAAGGTGAAAAATGGTCGTCCAGTGGATAGATTTTTTTGTAGCCGATCTTGCACATCAAGTCATGCAAATCGATTTCATACAACTAGAAGAGTTCCCGCTTCTCAGTGGGGAAATCAATATAGTAAAAAGGGAGAATTCGCGGAAATATTGAAACGTTGTAGAACACGAGCAAAGAAAGCTGGCAAACCATTTGACATCGATGATGACTATCTTATAGAGATATGGGAAAAACAAAATGGTTTGTGTTCTTACACCAAAATACCAATGATCAAACCAAAATGGAATAGCAAAAAACAGCCCAATCTTGCATCATTAGATCGCATTGATTCTTCAAATGGATATGTAAAAGGAAATGTTCAATTTGTTTGCTATTCTATTAACATCGCAAAAAACGATTTTACAGAAGAACAATTTCTTCCGTTTATCAAAATGCTCATGGAAGGCCCCTAAGACTCTTTTTTGGGTTCCAGCATATCCATAGGATATGGAACGACGATAGCAAAATTATCTGGCGTGTTGTCTGTGATCCAGAGATTGGCATGTTTTTCTGCCAACTCTTTGGTTTCGAACATCATAGGCAATTCACTTTCTGCATCACTCATTACATACAAATATGAATCTTCAAAGATGACTTTGATTGCAAACATCTTATTCTCCGTGTAAAAATGCTCTATCATCCAGAGCCGCTTTGATGATCCAATTGCGATTGTGAATTTGTTTCAATATTTCCTGTAACGTCTCGACTTTCAATTCGCATTCCATAACCTTGTATTCCAACTTAGAAATATCGCTGTCGCCCTCCAAGTAATCCTTTATTTCTCCCTTGAGAACTTTTCTGTCTGGAATATCCCAAGATTTTTCTTGTGCTACTTCCATACTTGGATTGATCAAGAATTCAGTCTTCTCGCTTTTAAGCCGCTTGAGCAAGATTCGAGCCTTTGCTTGTTCTCGCTTAGCATCGATGTACATCGCATAATACTTAGAATGCAATTCAGGTATTGTGCGTGCTGATCGTCCCAATTCCAATTCGCTGATAGGAGCGTCTTGATTCCACTCGTTTATGATATCATCTGTTGTCAATCTGATTCTCCGTAAGTGACTGGATCATATATACACCATATACCAATTCTTAGCAAGAGGTTATGGTGGCAGAGAAATTATTTATCGGATACTACAACGAAGTTCACATGTTTGTGACTGGTTCAAATGAAGGATTAGAACACGAACTTCGCGATACGTTTTCGTTTTTCATTCCTGGGTTTCGTTATATGCCAGCATACAAGCGTGGCTCATGGGACGGTAAAATACGATTGTACAATCAACAGACCAAATTGGTCTATGTAGGGTTGTTGCAACGAATAATTCAATTCGCAAAAGATCGCGATTATGATGTAGAAGTTGATCCGAAAATTCCTTCTTCAACTAACTGGACACGCGAACAATTGCAATCAGCAATTGACAGTCTCGAACTCACCCTCACACCATATGATTATCAGTTTCAAGCGGTGCTTGATGCTCTGAATGCAGAACGTAAAACTATTCTCATTCCTACTGGCGGTGGTAAATCATTGTGCATATACCTACTGGCTCGTTTGTTGAATGTCAAGACGCTAATCATTGCACCAACTACCAGCTTGTTGCATCAGATGCAAGGGGATTTCAAGAACTATGGCTATGATGAAGACTGTCATTTGATCTATTCTGGACGAGACAAAAATTTTGATGAGATGATAGGCATATCAACTTGGCAAAGCATTTTCAAAATGCCTCGCACTTGGTTTCAGCAATTTGGCTGCGTCATTGTTGACGAAGTGCACGGTGCAAAAGCTAAATCACTCACTGGCATACTAGAAAAGATGACCAACACCAAGTACAGGTTTGGAACTACTGGTACACTTGATGGAACCGAAGCAAACGAACTGGTGATCGAAGGATTGCTTGGTGCTGTGTCAAGAGTTGTGACAACAGATAATCTTATCAAGAAAGAAGTTCTAGCAGACTTTTCTGTTAACTGCATATTGCTGAAATGGGATGACAAAGCATGCCAAGTTGTATCTCAGTATACATATCAAGAAGAAGTGGACTGGATTGTCAATAATGAGAAACGTAACAAGATCATTACACAAATGGTTGTGAACAAACCCGGTAACAATCTGGTTCTAGTGAATTTCGTAGACAAGCACGCTAAACACCTTCTAGAAATGCTACAGAAAGCCACTGACAGGCCAATCTATTATATTCATGGTGGTGTACCAGCAGACGTTAGAGATGGCTACAGAGCACAAATTGAGAATGAAACTGATGCAATAATACTTGCTACCACAAAGGCATTTGCTACTGGTACAAACATCAAACGACTAAATAATATCTACTTCACTCACCCATCCAAATCTAGAATAACAACACTTCAAGCAATTGGTCGTGTGCTGAGACGATCCAATGAAAAAACCAGTGCATGTCTCTATGACATTGTTGATGATCTATCGTATCAGAAGAAACAAAATTTCAGTATGCTTCATTTCTATGAACGATTGAAAATTTATGTAGCTGAACGGTTTCCATACAAGATCAAGAAGTATGGCTACAGAAAGGACACTAATGAGTAAAATTCAACATATTCGACTGTGTAATGGAGATGAAATCTTTGGTTCTGTTGAACATGAAGACGAAGTTTACGTTATATATGAACCATTAATCTCTACTGAGATCGAGACTACTACTGGTAGTGCAGTAGTTCTGGTATCTTATCTTCCATTTGCCAAACCAGAACATGATTTTATTGAGGTATCAGCAGACAAGATTATTTCTTGTGTTCCTGTACACCCTATTGTGGAAAGGCACTATGAATTATCGTTATTCAATAGCAAGAAAGCAATGGAAAAACAATTGGAGCGAATTTCAAAAGTGAATGAATATATGGTCGAATCGATGCTTCTCAATGAGATTGAAGAAGATGAAACAATAATTTCTACATCTTTTCACTAAAAAGTCGTTTAGGCTATTGACACCTGTTTTTGAAATTAGTATAATGTACTTAGGAAAACAGGTTAGATACCTATTAGTTAATCAACAAGTTACACCAGTTGATACACTAGTGTCAATAACCAGTTTGAAAAATATACTAGTTGAGTTCACTAGTTAGGTTAACTGATTAGTGTAACATCTTTGAAATATACTAGTTAGGTTAACTGATTAGTGTAACATCTTTGAAATATACTAGTTAGGTTAACTGATTAGTGTAACATCTTTGAAATATACTAGTTGAGTTCACTAGTTGAGATAACTAGTGTAGCATTTGTACAGTCTTGGGATTTTGGTGAGAAAACCGTTTATGAAAAAAAAGCATAGAACTGACTATATCAACAACGACGAATTTTATGATGCGCTGGTTGAATATCTAGATGCGTGTGACAAAGCTGATCTCGCTGGCGAAGAACAGCCACGCATACCAGAATTTTTGGGACATTGCTTCCTCCTACTGGCTAAGAATGTTGGCAAGGCGTCCAACTTCTCTCAGTACACATTCCTCGAAGAAATGCAGAGCGACAGCGTACTTAATTGCGTCAAGTACATACGCAACTTTAAGTCTCATCGCTTAGACCCTGAGACTGGTGAATTAATCAAGAATAGGCCCTTTTCATACTTCACACAGTATGTTATCAACACGTTCAAACAGCGCATCAAGGATGAGCGCAAGAACATGTATAGTAGATACAAGACGTACCAAAATTTTCAGATCGAAGAACAGCTTGCTGGGCAATCAGGCGCATGTCCTCCTGAGTTGAATGACATCAGCAATCAGTACATTTCTTCATATGAACGAGACATGGAACAGGAAAAAGAGCGCAAACGACTCAATAGATTGAAACCAGGAGTTACATTGAGCGACTTCTATGAAGAGGATGTATAACAATGAGCAGTATTCTTTCAGATTTGCGTGACTTGCGTACATTGGCTGATCAAACATGTTCTCGTGGTTTTAGTTGTCTTATTACAACCAGACTTCATTTTGAAATTTACTTGTTGACACATCAAGGCATTTCGTTTGATCCATATGTGCAATTACGAAAAGATTTTGATTCAAGGAATAAACATGAAGCTAGCTTTGATAACTGACACACATTGGGGTGCGCGCGGAGACAATGATGAATTGCGAAATTCGATGGTGGAGTTCTATCGAGACCAGTTCTTTCCAACCATCGAAGAAGAAAATTGCGATGGTATTATTCATCTTGGCGATTTGGTTGATAGGCGAAAGTACATCAATATCAAAACGCTGAAAACGATGCGTGAAGAGTTTCTTGATCGTATCAAAATTCCAATGGACATTATATGTGGCAATCACGACACATATTACAAGAACACAAACCAACTAAATGCTCTTACTGAATTGATTGATGATCGAAGGTACATTAATGTATACATTGGAGCCATTAACAAACAGTGGCAAAATAATTGGTTTCTCTATGTTCCATGGATAACAGAAACGAATTATGATGATACCATGGACATGATAGCAAGAACAGATTCACCGATTGTAATGGGGCACCTTGAGCTTTCTGGATTTCAAATGATAAAGGGACAAATGTGTCATCATGGCCTGAATCATAAGGTCTTTGAAAAATTTAGTCGTGTTTTCACTGGCCACTTTCATTTGAAATCGAGCTTCGACAACATACATTATCTCGGCTCACCATACCACATGAATTGGGGTGAAGCCGATAACCGATGTGGCTTTCACATCTTTGATACAGACACGCTTGAATTGAAGTTTCATCAGAACACGCGAAGCATGTTCAACAAAATCTTTTTTGACAAGAACACAGACACATCGCAGGTTCCAAACATAGCGAATACATGGGTGCGATTAATTGTCAAAGAAAAACCAGACCCATTTGCATTTGATCTGTGGCACGACAAATTGGTTGCACAACAACCACTCGAATTGAGAGTAGTTGAACCCATCACACAAGTGGGAGAAGAAGTGATTGTCAGTGGTGCTGATAACACAGAAACTATCATCGATAGATCAATAGACGCTAGACTTGAACTTGAAGATGGTGTAAAGGTCAATTTGAAAAATCTGATGCATGAACTGTACAAAGAAGCGAGCAATTTTGTTATAGAAAAGTGAGGATGGTACATGACAACGCACAAATACAGAACAATATTCGTAATTGATGATCAATACATGAATATGATTGATCCTAGATTTGAAAAGGACTTGTTAAGGCAAAAGTTGTTAGATGCTGCAAGGAGTATTGCAGAAGAGATTGTTATAAACAGCAATTATGAACTTGTTGTTGCAAAGGACGCTATAAACGCTTCTACAAATTATGAAATGTCGATTGAGGTTGTTGAACCCCGAGGCAAACGACATGAAAATCCGTCGCAAAACCAATCAGAGAAAGTAAACACTAATGAGACTAGATCGAAGATGGAAAAGAAAATTGCCAGCGAATTGAATAAATACAATTCGCATTTTCGCCCTGATGATCAATACAAACAAGCAGCAAACACTACCCCATATGATGCTTATCACCAATATACGACCATTCCAAGTCTTGAAGAAGAAACCGAAAAAAGTGAGGAAGAACAGGCTAAGGAAACAATGACGCCGCAAATGCGAGCGCTGTATGAAACGCTCGAACGCATGCAGAAGGAGAAATAATGCTGACAATAGAACGAATTGGCATGAAGAATTTCCTGTCAATTGGCAATGCATTTTCACGATATGAATTGAATAAACACAAGACGACTTTGATATGTGGTCGAAACGGTGCTGGAAAATCCACTCTGATTGATGGCTTATGTTTCGGTCTTTATGGAAAGTCGTTTAGGAAAATCAACAAACCAACTCTCGTCAACATGATCAACAAAAAGGATTGTGTTGTCGAGATTGATTTTCGTATTGGTGACGTTCCGTTCAAAGTAGTTCGAGGCATCAAACCAACCATCTTTGAAATATACAAAAATGGCAAGATGATTGATCAGGATGCTGCGAGCAAAGATTATCAGGATAAGCTGGAAAAGGAAATCCTGCAAATATCCTATGACACCTTCTGTCAGATTGTCGTTCTCGGTGCTGCCAATTGGAAAGCCTTCTTGTCATTGACTGCTGCCGAACGGCGCAAGGTCTTGGAGGATATGCTGAACATCGAAATTTTCACTGTGATGAATAACATTCTCAAGGACAGACAAGGAATCCTGAAAGAAAAAATAACCACCATTGAAAAAGACATTTCTGTGTTGAACAATTCAATAGAAATGCAAGAGAAACACGAGAAGGAGTTGAAGCGACAGAGCGACGATTTGATTGCCTTAAAGAAGGCGAAGATTGCAGAGTGTCAGACAAAAATTTCGTCTTTGGAAGCCAAGAAAAAAGACCTTCAAGATCAGATCGATGAAATCGATATGAAACTGGTGAATATGCCAAGCGTCAAGAGTAAAATAGATGAATTGACCAACAAGCTTCACACGATTGATGTTCATGATACGCGTACTTCCGGCGATATCTCATTCTATAATGAGAATGTGAATTGTCCCACTTGCAAACAAACCATTGATGACGATTTTCGAATGTCAAAGTTGGCAGAAGAACAAGAGAAGCTTCACAAGAGCAAACGGGTTCGCGATAAGCTTGTCTTGTTGTTGAATGATGCAAACCAGTCTCTGGCAGAGATGCAAGAACTGATGGACAAAAAGACCAAGTTAACTTCTGATGTGCATACTTGCAACATGAATATCAGCGCGTTACAAAGCGGCGTACAGAATGCGCTTGAAGATATGCAAAATGTCGGAGACACCAACAAACAGCGTGATGTTCGTGACTACAAAGGTGAATTGAATGTAGTGTTGAAGAACAAAACAGAACTGGTTGAGAATGGTAAAGTTTTTGCATTGGCTGCTGGTCTTTTGAAAGACGATGGCATCAAATCTCAAATCATACGACAATATATCCCTATCATCAATACGCTGGTGAATCGGTACTTAGAACGAATGGAATTCTATGTTAAGTTTCATCTCAATGAGAAGTTTGATATGGAAATCAAATCGCTCAATAAGGAAGACATGAGCTATGAGAATTTCAGCCAGGGAGAAAAAATGCGAATTGATCTATCTTTGCTGTTTGCGTGGAGAGACATCATTCGACAAAAGAAGGTGACGCATTGCAATTTGCTTATTCTTGATGAGATAATGGATTCGGCGCTTGATGTTCAAGGAACCGATGATTTTCTCGACATTATTAGACAATTGACAAAAGATAACAACGTAATCATCATAAGCCATCGTGTTGATCAAATGAGCGACAAGTTTGATAACATCATTGAAGTTGAAAAGAGAAAGAATTTTTCCAGAGCGAAACGAGGGCGATAATGAAAAGTGCGCTACTAGTCTTTGATATAAATCTTATTTTGCGGGATTTGTTTGAATCGACCGATGTTATATGTGGGTTTCTTATGAAGAACGTTGCAAACAGTTTCTTTGAAAAAACTGTTGTAATTAGCAGAACAATTGATGTTGATGATCAGTTAGTTGCAGACTTTCTAGATGAGGAATTCTAAAAATGCAAGAAGACATGACAAGAGAACTTGTTCCTGGCAACGATCCAATATTGCACCAGGAGACCGAACTTTTCGACTTCCTCAATCCACCAATTGATCCGCTTGAATTGGCACATATGTTGGCTCAAACATGTTTGAAGCACAATGGCCTTGGTTTGGCTGCTCCACAAATTGGTTTGCCACATAGAGCATTCATCATTAAGGCAAATCCGATGATATGCATGTTTAATCCAAAGATCGTTGGTGAATCGCTTGGTGAAGAATACATGGAAGAGGGTTGTCTGAGCTATCCTAATCTGGTGATTAAGATAAAACGCGCGAGTGTCATACGCGTGAGATACACACAACCAAATGCAGACATCAAGACAGAGCGCTTTGAAGGCATGACAGCAAGAATTATTCAACACGAATTGGATCATCTTGATGGCATCACTTTTCAGCAACGCGCTACGCAATATCACCTTGAAACTGCCAAGAAAAGAAAGCGCAGACTGGAAAAAAATCAAACAGGTCATTGACTTAGAATTTTTGGTGCACTAAATATAGCAGCAGTCTTGTTCAAGACGTTGCAATGTTTATTAAAATTGAAAGGAAAATGCAATGAGTGATCGTAAATCTGAATCATATGTGATGACCGTTAACCCGTCCAGCAAGTCGGACATGGCGAAACTCGAAGCGGTTCGTACCGCAATCACAGTCAGTAACAAAACGGCTGGCACCAAACTTAGCGTTAAGTGTCATGGTCGTTTAGGACCAAACAATCCAAATGCGGACAAGTATGTCAATAAGCGCACTTCGACAATCAAACTCGAAGATGCAGCACGTTGGGATGTTTATGTGTTTGGTAAAGCGTCTAAGACGCCTGCTGGTGCTGAAAAGGCGATGGCAGCATCCAAGACTGCCAAGACTGCCAAGACACGCAAAACAAAAGCCTAATCAACGCTATTGTCATTAATGGGACTGCATCGTTAATTCGGTGCGGTCCTTTAGTGCTATGAGGGGATCATGAATCCAGTTACAAAAATACTCAAAGAGCAGATATCTAGGTTGGAAAATCGCCCACCAGTGAAAATTAATCAATTGCCGAATGGAATTCGAACGCTCGAAGATCGCATTGTGTTTTCCGTCATAGGTGCTGTTGATTGTGATTCTGTGGAATTCAAAATCGAGTTCTATCAGGATGCCATTAAGGATTTGGCAAACGCCATACATCTTTTGCAGCAAGACGATGATACTGAGCCAGAAGAAGAGCCGATAATTGAAGAAAAACCAGATGGTACTGTTGTCAATCCTCATACTGGTAAGCCTATTTTGCGGTATGGAGAAAAGATTGAATCCGATAACAAGTTTACAGAAGAGACTGATAACATGTTGAAGGAACTTGAGACCATAACCACAAAAAAGGCAAACCGAACGAATTTTGTTATAGATAATTCTAGGAGACGAATATGACAGGACCAGTTGCTAGGAAAAAATATGATCCAATGTTGGGCAAATATATTCCACTTGAAAGCAAAGAAGATGCTTCCTTTCCTCCATCAAACATTCCATGGAAGTATTGTGAAGATCAAATCCTTGCGGACCTTAAGGAATATTTGGCGTCAACTTACAAACAACACTACAAGTCTGACAGTTCGAATATTGAGTGTTTTGATGCATGGATTGCGCTTGGTGATAGCGCACCAACTTTTCGCAACACCGCACTTAAATATATTTGGCGCTATGGGAAGAAAAATGGCAACAACAAAGATGATTTGTTGAAGGCGCTTCATTACATATTTCTCATGCTTTATGTGGAGCACTATTCAAATGAAGATAAGCGAATTGATCAAGAAACTTGAAGACATACTCGAAAAGAACGGTGATTTGCGTGTTTTCTTGGGGGAAAATGATTACGCTCGACCAGATGAAAATATTGATGTCTCTGTAACACAACCATTTGAGATGTGGGCAGTCAAGAAAAGTGAAGCTCCGTTTGTTGTTCATGTAGACCCGATAAAGTATAATCAACAAAGCATTGAAGAGATCAAAGCGATTTGCAGTGGTCCACATGAAAGCACTGATGAATTTATCGATTACAAGACAGAAACACCATCCGATTATTACATCACATATATACGAAGTGATGAGAGCATTGTAGTATTAGAATAGGAGAACAATATGGGTTTCAAACTTGAAGTTAATATTGAGGAACTTGCCAAAAAACGAAAGCTTTTTATTGCAACTCCCATGTACGGAGGCCAATGTGCAGGGATGTATGCAAGGTCAATGATGGAATTGACAAATCTTCTCACTCGGATGAACATTGCACACCAACCGTATTTTCTCTTCAACGAATCGTTGATAACAAGGGCACGCAATTATTGTTGCGATGAATTTATGCGCAGTGATTGTACGCACATGTTGTTTATTGACAGCGACATTGGGTTTAATGCAAATGACATTATTGCCATTCTGGCTATGATGGAAGACGATAGCGATTATGACATTATGGGTGGTCCATATCCGAAAAAGAGTTACGATAAAAATACGTTAGTTTCAACAAAGGATGGGCTCAAAAAGATTGGCGATATTGTTGATAATGAATGGTATTGTGATGTGTTGTCTCTGAATACACAAACCAATAAATTTGAATGGAAGCCGATCATAAGTCATTCTAGATTTCCATCAAACGGAAAACGTTGGGTATCAGTACAAGCTACAAATCAGAAAGCTCTTGTAGTTACTGAGGATCATGAACTTGCAGTTATTCGTGATGTTCTGAATCCGAAGGTAACTTGGTTGGAAGCAAAAGATTGTGATGGTTTGTATGTTGCTCGAAAACCAAATAGGCGCGAGGGCACAAATAACGAGAATCACTTCTATAATGAAGATCAGTTGCAATGTTTGATCGGTACTTTGCTTGGTGATGGTTCTATTGATATTAAAGGGTATCTGAAATTTGGACACTCTGTTAATCAGAAAGACTATCTTAGATTTAAGCAAGAGTTATTTGGTGGTAAAATCTCCGAACAAAAAATGATCGGTGAGTATAAAGGAACTGAATATCATGCGGAATATTTGTGGTGTCCGAGGAATGCTCAAGTAACGCGTCTTGGTGAATTGCTCACCTCACAAAAAACTTTGAAGAATGTATTGCATATGGTTGATGAACGCGCGTTGGCTATGTGGTATATGGATGATGGTTCATTGACGAATAATCATCAACAAGGACATCATGTAATGTTATGTACTGATAATTATCAGTACGATGAAGTTGAATCTATTGTTGATATGCTCGCCACAAAATTTGGTATTTCATCTAGTATCAACAAATGTGGTAATGGTTGGCGTGTTCGCATAGCTCAAGTATCCGTAAATGATTTCTTCAAATTGATTGCTCCTTATGTAATCAAGTCGATGGAATATAAAATGCCTTCTGAGCATTGTGGCGGCGAAAAATATGAATACGATTTCACGCCAATGGATATTTGTGCTAAGAAGGTTTCTGTGCAGCCACATGATACGAATAGCGATCAGTATGATATTGGCGTTGCTGATAATTTCAATTTTGTAGCTAATCATTATGTGTCGCACAATTGTATCTCTTGGGAAAAAGTCAAAGCTGCCGTAGACAAGGGTTTTGCTGATGATGATCCGAATGAACTTGAAAAATTCGTTGGTGATTTTGTCTTCAATCCAAAGGCTGGTGGTGAACGTATACCTATCGGTGAGCCTGTTGAAGTTCTCGAAATTGGAACTGGTTTCATGATGATCAAGCGCAAATGTTTTGAAGTCATGAACAAGAAATTTCCAGAGTTGCTGTACAAGCCTGACCATGTGCGCACAGAACATTTCGACGGCACACGTGAAATCATGATGTATTTTCAGGCTGCCATCGATGCTCCTAATAAGGATCGTTTGATTGAAAAAATGCGAAATGCAAAATCGGAATCCGAGATTCATGATATCATGAAAGAGTATGATGACTCGAAGGCAAAAACTTCGAAGAGATATCTTTCAGAGGATTACTGGTTCTGTCAGCGCGTACAGGAAGCTGGTTTACAAACATGGTTGTGTCCTTGGATGAAAACATTCCATGTTGGAACATACATTTTCGGCGGTTCTCTTCCTGATTTGGCTGCTGTGGGGGTTGCGGCGACTGCGGATGCTGGTATAATCCAGAAGAATCGTGAGAAGAAAAAGCGTCGAGAAAACAAGTAACATCGAGGATTAGATGATGAAAATATCGAAAGAGACTATCGACATATTGGTGAATTTCTACTCGATCAACAAGTCTATTGTTTTGCGTGCTGGTTCTGTTATTACTACGCAACGACAAGATGTGATTGTCGCTCGTGCTGATGTAGCAGAAACATTTCCAAGAACGATACCTATCGTTGATTTGAAGAAATTTCTCAATCTGTTAACTCTTGGTGATGGTGATCCAGATGTCACGTTTGGTGATGAATGTATTATCATCAAGCAAGGGGACTTTGAAGTAAAATATGCGTATTCACCGGAGGGGCTTATCGATGCCCCTCCCGATGGCAAGAAAATCAAGCTTCGATCTAAAGACGTGCAATTCACTCTTAAGGACGAAGTTTGGCAGCAGGTTCATAAGGCAATGGGTATCATGAGTTTCACTGAATTTGCCTTTGTTGGTGATAACGGAAAACTCAGTATTCAAGCGTTGTCAACTCGAATTGAAAACGGAATGTCTGATACATATTCGGCCAATCTTGGTCAAACAGACAAGACGTTCAATTGCATCATGAGCCTCGGCAACATGAAAATGATTCCAGGCGATTATGATGTTACGATTGACAGAAATGGTCTGGTGCATTTTAAGGGTGAAGTTGCGGAGTATTGGGTTATCATGTCAGCAAAATCGACGTTCGAGTAATGGTGGACTATGGCAGTTGGATGACAGACAGTCGCGAATATCAGCGGTTGTCTGTTGTTCCTTCAACTATAAGAGATGTTGCTGAGTACATTCGTTCGCATTGTTATTATGAATCACCTCATGGTGACATGCTTGGTAAAGGACCGGGCGATAGATATTTTGGACAATATTATCTAACCAACCTTACTACAAATCCGGCTATGATGTCTCGTGTATGTCGTGCACTAGGGTTTCTTCTGGAAGAAGCTGACATTGATTTGCCAAACGTGCAGTTCGTTTGTCGAGAAATAAATGGCATAGCATTTGCTGCCTCATTGTCTAGTTACTTTGGTGTAAACTATTTCTGGATACGTGAGTCGAGAAAGCGTTATGCCAAACACAATTTCATAGAAGGCATACCAAACGATAAACCGTGTCTCATCGTTGATGATATGGCAAATTCGACGAATGCTTTTTCCTACTGCAAGGATTTTCTGCTGGCTCGAAAGATGCCGGTTTGTGAGCAATGTTTGGCTATTGTGAATAAGAATGGTAATATGCTGTGGGATGCACATTCTGGACAGGAGATAATATGTCTTATGAATCAACGCGAAATCTGGTCAAACAGTTTATAGATGAAAAGGTTATTTTTCGGTGTAATCCAGAGAAGGCATATAATGATGAGGTTGTTGGCAAGGTTCTTTCGCCATCAATCTTGAACGTATCTGGCAATGACTGGATTGTCTTTATGCGAAGATTGACACACAACATCGAAATGATGAACCACGTGATGAGATTGATGGATGATATGTTTCCAAAAACACCTTTTCAGTTGGTTGGGTTGGAAACTGGAAGCCTTCCTGTTGTAACGCACATGCAGTGGCATTTGATGAGATCGAGAGGAATCAACGTCAATGCGTTCACGGTGAGAAAGGATCGCAAATCGAGCGGTTTGTTCAATTGGATAGAAGGCATTCCAAATCATCTTCCTATCATATACGTTGATGATTTTGCCAACACAGGAAATTCAATTAACAGAGCACAAAGCATCGTGTTGCGTGAATTGGGTTTGATAGCAACCTGTAAGAAAGTCAGTATCATCACAAATAACAATCAGATTGATGGTTTATTTCAGCTATCTGAGTTTAACTTCGAATACAATCGTGAGACATATTGGGAGCCAGTTGATGTCAGAAAAACAGATACTCAAATTTCCAACTACTCTAATCTCGCAAGAAATTGATGAGCGTCAGTATGCTTGGGGAAAAGGAAATCACATTACGCTATTGAAATTCGTAGAGCGTGATGTTAAGAACGTCAGTGGATCGTTGCGATATGGATATCCATTTTCGTGGCCAGAGATTGCAGCGTTCATCAAAATAATCGAGACCAGAACCAATAGCAATTGTGTCTTCATTTCTATAGTGAGGAACGGCGATTCTATTGACGATGAACAAATTGACGACACAACGAGATATGTATTTCCGTTGGTTTCCAACCACAATGTATTGCTTCCTGGTTGTGTTTTTGAAACATCGTCAAAGGAACTTGGTTTTGGTGACGGTGATCTGATCATCGCATTCGACTTACTCAAACACGGGTGATGCATGAAAGAATATTTGTGGACTGAGAAATATAGACCAAGGAAAATAGCAGATACGATACTGCCAGACCGATACAAAGAAATGTTTACCACTATGGTCGAGAGCGGTAGTATTCCAAACATGATTTTCACTGGTCGTGCTGGTATTGGAAAGACAACTGTTGCAAAGGCAATGTGTGACGAATTGGGATGTTCGTACATGCTTATCAACGGTTCGCTGGATGGCACCAAAGACACTCTGCGAAATGAGATACGAGATTTTGCGTCTACTATGTCAATGGTAGGAAAGCGCAAGTTTGTCATTTTGGATGAAGCCGATGGTCTATCAAATAATATGCAACAGGGGTTGCGCAATTTCATGGAGGAATACAGTTCTAATTGTGGTTTTATACTAACGTGCAATCGGCCACACAAAATTGCACCGGAGTTGCATTCGAGATGTACGCTTGTCGAGTTTGATATAACGTCTTCTGAGAAGGCGGCGATCTTGAAGAAGATCGCACAACGCATGTTGAAGCTTTTGGATCAGGAGAATATTGCATACGACAAAAGGACTGTTGTTGCTTTGATCCAGAAACATTTTCCAGACATTCGTAGAGTCATTAACGATTTGCAGCGTTATTCTGTTAACGGCAAAATTGATAGTGGAATTCTGGTCAACTTCGATAAGATTATGTTGGAACAGCTTGTTGACTTCATGCGCAACAAGGCATATTCTAGCATTCGAAAATTCGTTGCTGAAAACGATATTGATGTGCAGGATGTTTTTACCATGCTGTACGATACCGCAGATGCCCATTGGGTTCCTTCCTCTGCTGCGCGTATCATAACACTTCTTGCTGATTATCAGGACATGGCTACACGCGCACCAAATCCTGATATTACGTTGTGTGCAGCGTTGCTGAGTATTTCAGCGGCTGCTGAGTGGAAAGATAAGTAATCGAAAGTGAGATGAAATGTCGGTGTTTGATTATGTGAAATCCATCAACACAGGCGAGCGAATTGAATTGGGAACGGATTATAATCAGTGGGTTATCAATGATATTTTTTCCCAATATCCAGATTGCTTACTTGTTGTTAACAAAATCAACCGTAAGGATATATCGGATCGAATGCACTATGATTACATGATGGCTTCGATTAGACCAAAAAAGAGGCCATTCATGAAACCTCTTAGTAAAAAAAGAACGTCTGCTGATGTTTCTCTAATTGCGAATGTCTATAAATATAGCATAGACAAAGCAAGGGAAGCCCTATCCGTTCTAACGGACGAACAACTTGCTGAGATAAAAAGGGATTTACACTTGGAGGCATGATACATGCCTTTCTAGAAAGAGGCAGTATTATGATAGAGACATTCGTAGAAGTTAAATTGAAAGATGATGGTAGCTTTCTGAAAGTGCGCGAAACGCTGAGTAGGATTGGCATACCGCAACATCACAACATTGATGGTGACAAGCCTATTTTGTGGCAGTCGTGTCATATCCTTCACAAGCGCGGAAAATTCTATATTGTTCATTTCAAAGAATTGTTTGCGCTGGATGAACACATTCGCAAGGAAAAGGGTTGGGCAAGTAAGGGGCGAGAAACTGACTTTACCGATGAAGACAGAGCGAGGCGTAATACGATTGCCAAGCTTCTCGAATCGTGGGGATTGGTAGAAATTATCAATGCCGATATGGTAGAGGATCAACAAACGTCCTTGTACAAAACCTTAAAGGTTATTCCATACAAAGAAAAAGACAAATGGTTGTTGAAACCAAAGTATGCAATAGGTAGGAAAAAACATGACCGAACAAACGACAAATGACGAAAAACCAGTTTCAGATAAGTTCAAGCATTATCGTCGCATAGGCTTGGCTGTATTCTCTGCATTGGCAGTTGGGCTTGGAATTTATCTCGAAGCGATACCAATTTCGTTCATCACTGATATGTTTACTGGAAAATGATAGATAGGAGT